TTAGCCGCACTTGTACCAATAGCGACACCATAACTTGCTGTTGTATTTGCTAATAACGCTTGATAACCAATAGCAACTGTATCTGTGCCAGTTGTATTTGCATTAAGGGCTTGATAGCCAAAAGCAGAATTGTTAGAACCAGTAGTGTTGTAGCGCATAGCACCACGCCCAAAAACAGAGTTAGAACTACCAGAAGTGTTTACATATAGCGTTCCAAAGCCAAAGGCAGAGTTATCTGTACCTGTGTTTGTTGAGCCGCCGCCTAAAGAAGAACCACCAACAGTAGTGCTTCCAGCCTCAGAGCCACCGCCTTTACCTACTGTTAGACCTGAGATAGATGCGTCATTAGTGACTGTTGCATTTAATACAGTTATGTTTCCGCTAGACACCGTTGCGTTAGCCAACGTCATGTTGTTCAGCGTAGTAACGGTGTTACCTAACTGAATAGCTGTGTTGCCAAGCGTTATGGTTGTAGCAAAGTTACTGTCTAGTTGAGACAGAGGAATACTTGTTGTTGCGCTACCAAAGGTATATGGAACTGCCATGTTAGAACCTCACTCTTAATTCGTGTTCGTATTCGAACCCATTGATTACAAAATTTGCACCCGTTGATGTAACGGTCATGCCCAAATACTTACCCCATTGTTTTGCGTCAGTCTTGTATAGGGTATACCCGCCACCACCATACCAAGTGATTACAGTAGAACTGTTGTTCACCCAAGAAATCACATTACTCAGATTATTAATCCAAGTGACTAATTCTCCAAGTAGAACAGGAGTGCTAGAACCCTGCTCAGAGTCAACTGTGACCGTCAACTGAGAAGCATTGGTCAAGGTAGCTTCAATGCCCACCTTCAAGGCTTGCTTGGTGCGAATCGGGTCTTTCATCGGATTCAGGGAAGTCTGAACATAACTTGCTATGTTAGAAGTCGAATCCGAATACAACCGCACACAAGAGTTGCCGTTTGAGCCGTAGAGGTTAATCTTGCCACCAAGAGGCGCAGAGGTGATGTAAGCCAAGTCGCTACTAGCGCTAGTGAAAAACCACTTTTTCTCAAAAAATATGGCTTGGATATATCGACTAGAGCTAGAAGTGCCAAGTCCACCCGTATATTTGAAATTGAAGGCAGCGCACAGAATGTTGTTTAATAAAACCTGACCCGCATAGACGGGAAAGTCAAAATCAATGTAGGGGAAAACCCCATCAAGAGAGTCTGAGATTTTGGTTGTTGTAGAACCTACTAAGGCGTAAATGCCGTAGTTGTTCATAAACAAAACAGACCTGAAATAAGGGTAAATGGCGTATGGCAACTTAGAGCCAACAGACGCACTCACGTTTGTATTGGTAAACAGCGTTGTGCCAGCATTTGTAACCCGAACATCTGAGAAGACGTTGATAGAGTCATCTCCAAAGATGTAGAGAAAGTTGTTAGCCGACAAGAGCTGAGTAATGTTGCCGTGCAAGGTTGCGTCAGTCAGGGTGACCACACCAGCAGAGATGCTCGTAAAGTCGCTATACGACCCCGCAGCCGAATAGGTGACTGTGCGTCCATTGGCTATCCAAACACGACCTGAGAACGACTGTATGCCGACTACTGGCTCAGTATTGATGATTGCTTTAGCTGTGGCGTTAGTTCCACCACCACCCGCTATGGTTACCGTGATGTTGGAAGCATTGGTGTATCCACTACCGACATTGGTCATCACGACTTGGGTAACGATGCCACCAGAAACAATGCCCTGACCAGCAGCATTAACACCACCGCCACCAGCGATAGTGACAGTCAGGTTAGACGCATTGGTATAACCCGTGCCACCAGCAGTCACTAAGACTGAGACTGTTCCCGTTGCAAAAGTAGTAATCCCTGATACCGCATTAGCACCAGAACCACCGCCACCATTAAAAGTGACCGTAGGAGAGCTTGTATAGCCTGTTCCCGCCTCTGTAATCGTGATAGAGGACACAGCATTAGCCGTTATAGTTGCCACAGCCGTAGCCTGTACGCCATTAGCCGAGTTAGGGGCTGAGATGATGACTGCTGGCGCAGAAGTGTAAGCAGAGCCACCCTGAACAATGCCAATCTGTCCAACAGCGCCAATGAAGATGAGGTTTGTGCCATCCCAAGTGAAATAACCCTTTGCAGGGTCACCAATCAGGATGCGGTCATTCTTCCATTGGGAAATGTTGACCCCTGATGCGCTAAATGTTCCAGAAGAAGCAATAGTGCCTCTAACATTTGTGTCCAAGCGCACATACTCAGCCGAGCCATTTGCCTGAAATGCAACCAAATAATTAACCAAGCCGATGTTGGCTGAACAGTAAAAACTAACTGTATTGGTAAAGGTGACGCTACCTACATTGGAATAAGTTGGCGTAATCTTAATATTGCCATAGCCAATAGGCATAGCGTTCTCAAGCCAAGAAAACTCGGAATCGTCAATAGCCGTTCTGTTCGCCTTGGTGTTTACACCCTTGAACTGTTTGACAACCTCGTAGGATTTTTTTTGCTCTGCGGCTGCCATATCTTAGAACGGTGTGGAGTACGGGGTTGGTATCCTTCTTGTAAACACAGATACCAATACCGATTGAGTTTTTTGCTTGTACTGCTGCAAATAGATTTCAGCCTCACCAAACGACTGCTCGTAGTATTTGGCAAGATGAGCCGCATAGAACTGAACAACAGTATCGTATGGGTCATTGATAGTATCTGTATCGGTCAAATTGACCATAGCAGTTGGCAGAATAACCGTGTCCAAGTCAATTACATAGGCTTGGTCTGGTACTGGTCCGACATAAATTTGAGATTGACCATAAATGCTAAAGCAAATAGGTCGCTGAACATTGTTCTGCCAATAACGCAATTGAGCATTAAAGTCAGTCCAAGGTAAATACCGTAATGGGATTCTTGAGTTTCCCCAATACAAATTGATATTCAAAACATCAAGCGTCAACAATCCTGAAGGCAAGGCAGCGTAGTTAATGACCTCACATGGTCCTGCATACTGCAAAGTAGCCGTGCCATCTGTAAAAGATGTTGTTGGTGGGTAGACGTAAGTTGCTGATGGATAGGGCGGCGCGGTCGAACCAAGCACACCACCAGTTACAACTTTGTAAATATAGATGTTAGAGAAAACATAGTCATTGGTAGCAACGGTTAATCCGCTAGACCAAATGACTGGGGTTGCTCCACCCGATACGGGAGTGCAAGGAGTTTGCGATACTTGAACAGTTCTCAGACACCCTGTGTCGCGCACGACACGCTCACGCGCACTATTGATGTAGCCTATTAGCTGGTCATTAGTGTAGAAGTTAGCTTGCGCGTCATGCAACAAGTATCTAACTTGCGTGAGATAGCCTTGGAGTGTCTGAGCCATGCGTTATCCATCGTGTTCAGAGTTGACTTTTCCCCCCACCTTCTTAGAAGGCAGAGGTACTCTTTCAACCACCGGGGATAACAAGTGGTTTTTCACAGGCGGTTTGTCAGAGATTTCAAATTTAGACAAGATTTTCAAACCTTCAGGAATGTCATTTCTTGTTTGAATTAGCGACAACCTCGCCATGTAATTTTCTTTATTTGGGTCACCATGACCAAATATGTGACAAACGGCATCTTCTGGAGCTTCCACCGTTTCCCCCACAGGGAAGGTATACGGTTTGAACTCGTAGTTAAATGTTATGGGTTTTTCCCACTTGTTTGTCACATATAGGGTTTGCATGGATTAGAAGCTCACGACATCGCCATAAACGCAAATATCAACAGTATTGCCGTTGTTGGCAATAGCATTGACGTTCACAAATAGGCATTGAGTTACGTTACCGGGAACTACGTTACTTGTGAAGGGTGCTGCCGCATTGATGTCAACATAACGACCAACCGTGCTGAGCGCTGTTAGTACGGTGTTTGCCGTAACTAAGTTTGCACCATCACTTGTAGTTGAAATGCTGACGTTAGCATTAGACACATTACCAGAGGAATTTTGAAACGTAACTCTACGAACAATGATTCCTCCAGAATTGGCTACCCCTCCACCGTTGGTCAAGCCACCGCTAAGAATAGGAATGGTAACAACTCCGTTACCAGTCGTGTTCAAAGTAGTAGCTCTTACAACGCCAATACGACCATTACTAAAACTGTCTAGGTTTAGTTGACCGACTGCATCTGGATTAGCCATATAGTCTCCTTA